CTGATGTTGCTGCGGCAGTTGCTGAGTTCTGTGCTGCTGTTGCGTAGGCTGCAACACCTGTGGCGCTGTTAGCCGCATCAGTTGCAGAAGTAGCCGCCTGAGTTGCTTTAGTTGCAGCAGTGGTTGCAGAGTTAGCTGCCTCTACAGCACTAGCGGCTGCATCACTTGCTTTCGTAGTAGCTATGTTAGCTTGGGCTGTAACAGCAGATATGGTAGCGTCCGTATTGGAATCGCCTGCACCGCCATCACCTCTAAATATAGCCATTGTAGCTCCTACGAAAACAAGAGAGAAAAAGAAAAGGGAAAGGGGACTCCGAAGAATCCCCTTAGTTGTACTAGCTTACAGAACAGCCAGTACGAATCCTGCTTCAGGACGCATTACTTGACAACCGTAAAGCGTATCAGCAGTGTATAGAGTACCCAGGAACTCCTGCTTGTACTGAGTCTGAGAACGTACAGCCTGCTGCTCTGCAAGAACATTGGTGTCCTTGTGGATCAACTGAGCGCCACGAACGCCTGACTCAAGAGTAGGTACGTTAGTAGAAACGAATACGTCTACGCCGTACAGGTTACCAATCTTGCCAGTCTCTACGCCTTTGCCATTAACAAAGTCAGTAGAAGTGTAGCGATCGATACCCATGATAGCGTTACGCAGGGAAGGTGGAACGATGAAGCTACGACCGTCCATAGGAACGTCTGCATCGTCTTGCTTCTGAATCAGCGCACGGAACGCAGCGTCAGAGAAAGCGCCAATGTCAGCAGTACCGTCAGCGTCATAGGCTTCCAAAGCACCAGTGGTAGTGTTGATCTGGAAAGAACCAGAGTTTACATAGCTAGAACCATCACCGTCACCGAAAGACTTAGCCAGTTCAAACAGATCGTTGTCAACCTGCTTAGCCAGACCGTAGCCAGCGTCACCAGTGTAGAACTGACGCAGTGAAGCGAGAGCCTGTACTTCGGTGATGTCTTCGATAAGACGAGAGAATTCAAAGTGCTTGTTGATGTTAATCAGAACTTCTGACTCAACAGAGTTCTGGATAGTTACGGCAGTGTTAGCTGCTTTAGCAGTAGCTGCGCCACGCGAAGGCTTAGGAACGTGAATGGTGTCACCTTTCTTACCAGTCATGCTCATTTTCTTAACGAGGTTAGCCATTACAAGATTGCTCTTGTATGCTGCAATTACTTCGTCACTCCAGATTTCTGGGATAAAAGTAGCTGCGCTAGTGTTGTCTACTGCTCCGCCCATGTTGGGATATACTGATGTAGCCATGATAATACTTCCTATAAGAGATTAGTTATCTAACCCTCTTTTCAGCATAAGCCCTCTCAATTTCTGGAGATAAAGCTAAATACCTATCAGGGTCAGTTTGCATTAGTTTAATAATGTCTGAGCGTCTATAGACTTTCTTAGTTGCTGTCTCGCCACTTCCTTTTGCACCGCCTGTTGAGGCAGTCTTGACAGCTTCTTTCCTGCTTGCTTTCTCGTTAGCTACAGTCTGGGCTACTACACCTTGACGTTCCTTCCAATTAGTGAAAAGCTCGTCAGCAGCTTCATAGTCATACTGCGTATCCGCTTGTGCAAAGAGTTGAGTACGAATCTTTGATCCTTTAATCCAATCAACAAACTTACCATCTTGCAGAATCTCTTGCATGTCGGGATGACGTTGCTGCAATTGAGCCTGCGCTGTCTGTTGCTTGTACTGCTGTGTTTGTTGTTCAGCAGCTTTGATTGAAGGATGATTCTTAATCGCTCTCTCGACTGCCTTGTCGGGATCAGAGAAAAAGTCTATTTCTTCTTCAGGTTCTTGGGTTGCTGGTGTTGTGTCGAGTTGTGTCTGAATGTAGCTATCAACAACTTGCCGTAGTTCCCCTACTTCACTGCTCTGTCGGCCCAGTAACTTCTCAGCCTCCTGGTGCATCCGTACAATCTCAGCCGTTGACTTTCCTTTGTACTTGTCAGGGATGTCATCTTCTTGAGGAGTCTCCTCTACTTGAGGTTCCTCAGTCACTTGACTTACTACTTCTTCTTGTTCGTTGATTTCTACTTCGTCTTCTTGACGCTCGTCTATAAGTGTTGCCATTATTAAACTCCGTGAGTATTCTCATTATGGAGGTGTATTATGCAGGGCTTCGGTTAGGAGTTGGCCTTGCGCTCTTGTTGTAGCTTTTGTGCCCTGTTCCTTTCCCATTGTCTGGTAGCACCCATAAAATCGCCAGAGATGGGGTCTAACTTGGAACGCACTGCGCTTACAATTCTGTTAGCTATCTTGCCACAGTCTAAACAGGGTATATGTGTACATTCGGAATCAACAAGTCTTTCGTTAATGTGTCCGTCCTCACACTTAAACTCAACCATGATACGCATTATGCTGCTTCTTCTGCGTCTTCTAGTTGTTGCTGTTCTGCTGTGTCAATCTGAGCTTCTAAATTTAGTATGTTTGCTATGACTGAGAGTTGGCCTTTACGGAAGTGCAGGTCTTCTAAGTCTTTAGTTACTTCTACTGAGTTAATCATTACCGCATTAGAGGATAAGTCGTCTAGCAACTGTTTCCATCCTTCTGAACGGAATAAATCTTTCATGTTGCGGTAATATAGTTCTAGTTTAGGGTCAATCACACTGTTTCTCCTATAAGGACAGTTGAATTAGTTATAGTTACACAGTTAGTATAACATAAAAGTATAAGAAAGTCAAGCTTTATTTGTATTTTTACTTGACTTCTTAGTAGTTTTGTTGTATATGGCATCCCAGTTAGCTGCAAACTTCTTTGAGTCTGTCTTGCGCTGGGAGCTTCCTTTGCCACCGTGGGTCTGGCCCTTCATCGTTTCTTACCCTTATGTAGGCCATGTTTGGCGTGTTGCTTACCCTTGGCAGTAGCCTCTCGTTTCTTTTTGTTAGCAGCCGCTAGTTTCTTCTTCCCTGCTGCTGTGGACTTCATCTTGCTGATTGTCTTAGAAGGTGCGTAGACCTCTCCAGTCTTCCCGCTAGGTTTACCAGAGGGTGTACGCCACTTCTGCTTAGTCCACTTCTTTAGGCTCTTCTGTGATTCTTTTAGCGCCATGACTTCCTCGCTTTCTGTTTAGCCTTATCTGACAAAGCACCATAGTGGAATAGCTTTTCACTGGTTTTGCCGTGAGACCTGCCTGAGTGCAAAGAACCGTCAGGCATCTTGTGCGTACCGCCTTTGTGGACAGTACCGTCTTTCTTGTAGTGGTTTACACCTTTCATTTATAGCCTCCGCCTTTTGCCTTGTACTCCTTGGCTAACATCTGAGCTTTCCTAGCAGACCATTGACCAGCGTTACCACCTTTAGTGCCTGCTTTGATCTTGTTAAACAAGTTCTTCCGCATAGTGGGCTTAGTGTAGTTCCCTGCTTTGTTTACTGTAGATTTCTTGGCTGGCATATTACTTACCTTTTTTAACTGGCTTCTTCTTAGGTGCTGCCTTCTTCTTCTTAGGTGGACGACCTACTTTACTACCGTATGTACCTTTACCGTATGGCATAACTTTCTCCTTACCATTTTGATTTATTTGCCCAATATGCCGCAGACATTTTGCCTTTGGCTATATTCTTTGCGTGTCGTGCTTTAAAAGATTTACGTCTTGCTTTCTCTGAAGCTGTCTTAGGGCTACTACCAGCCCCTGATACACCTTGCTGTCCATAGCGTATAGTCTTAACTTTGTCACCTTCCTTCGCCACAACAACATGGCTTTTCTTTGGATGGTTAGGGGTACGCTTGGGTTTGTTATAACCACTTACACCAGCCCTAGCTAGTCTTGGGTCTTTTTTTACTGGCATTTTTAGCTCCTGTATTATCAGCTATTTGTTTCTTTAACTGTACAATTTCATTGTTTAGTTGCTCAAACTTTACATTTATCTGAGCTACTACGTTCTCTAAATCCCTAGTGCTTACCATTACTGTAGTCCTTGTGGTTGTGGAGGAGTTGCCTGACTAGCAACATTGCCCTCTTTTACTGCTACTTCTCTTTCTTTCAGTAACTGCTCTGAAATCTTTAGACGCTTCTCAAACTCTTTGTCATCTGCGTCACCAGCTTTAATGTTAGTAGTGGCTGCCTTGATGCGGTCAATCTGAAGCTCCTCTGGTATTGCCTGTGCTTCAACAACCAGCTTCTGCGCCCTAGCTTGTGACTCTTGCGCCTGTCCTTGTAGTGCAGCAGTCTGTGACTGTTGGAACTGCAACTGAGCTTGCTGTGCTGCCTGTGCTGCCTGCTGTGCTTCTGGGTTAGGCTGGTTAGCTTGCTCAAGCGTAGCAATCAACTCTTCACGATTAGACAGGTTCATGTTGTCAATGATAGATGTTACCAACTTAGGATACATAGGCTGATCAGGTGACATGGTTTGTAGCAACTGCACAAGCTGTGTAACTTCGTACTCACGGGCAATGATACCTAGCGAGCTAGAGGTGTGGAACTTGTAATCAGCTACTGGGTATAGCTCAGGCTCAAACTGCATGTAACGGTAAGCAGCCTTCTGTACGAATGGAATTAGGAAAGAGTCTTGGAAGTTAATTAGGGTACGCTTGTGTCGCTTGATGATAGCGCCTAGTGACATAGAGACACCAGCGGCTGTAGCTTCGCCATTGATAGAACCAGCAATGCCTGCTGAGTCAATAGCGCCTGTGGCAGTCTGCACCATAGTCTGTAGAGACTGTGCCTGTGCAAAGGTAATCTGGCTTACGTTACCAAAGTTAAATGGCTGTAGAATCTCAGCAGGGTTGCCGTTGGTT